AGGTCTGACAAAAGTCCTGACTTTGTATGTGCTGAGAATGACCCTGCTAAATGTGGTGGACATACAGGCAAATGGCGTAAGTCATGGTGGTTAGATAATAAAGATATCCCAGACGAATGGGGAATGAATGAAGAAAAGACTGCATTGTAAAGAATGTGGAGAGGTTCTAGTTCAATTTAAAAAGAATAACAGTCAAGTCATTGGCTGTAAAAATCTAGGTTGTACAAAGTACAGCGTTATTATAAGGAGAAAAGATGATAGTTAAATCATTCAGAGGAAAGAAAATTCCTCGATATATTAAAAGTAAAAGTCAGTTAATAGAATATGTTCTTGTGACTGAAAGAAATAACAATCCAATTAGTAATGGAGAGTTTGTATTCGATTTAATGTGTACAAGATTCGGTGGTGTATTACATGATTTAAGAAAAGAAGGATACGATATAGTAACTCTGCCTGCTAAACAAAAGGGACATTATTTATATTATTTAGTATCAGCACCAAACGATTCTAAAGCAATGAAAGTAAAAGCTAAGAGAATAAATAAAAGAAATCTTAGATTAGTTAAATGATTGGATTAGTAATTAGTTGTGCATTATCCATTCCGGTGAGTGTGGACAGCATAACTAATTACATCCAATGTAGAGAAGAAGAAAAAAAAGTAATGTATGTTCAACAATGGCAACCCATTATTGAACAATACTTTAAACAAGAAGATGTCAAACAAGCAATGCTAATTGTCTACTGTGAAAGTAGAGGTAAAGCTAATGCAGTTGGAACAAATAAAGATAAATCTAAAGATAAAGGTTTATGGCAGTTTAATGACAGAACCTGGGCATGGTTAACACCTAAGTTAAACATAAAAGGTGATAGATTTAATCCCGAATTATCAACAGCAGTAGCTTCGTGGTTAGTATATAATGATGGTTGGCATCACTGGAATAGCAGCTCAGCCTGCTGGAAGAAAGGATAATAATATGAATAAAGATAACATTGAACAACCTGAAGGAAATATATTTAATAGTCCAATGGACATGAGAGATTGGGCAGTTAAATTAATAGGTTATTTAGGAAGAGCAGATAACCTAGAACTACCTAATATGATGAAAGTGCAAAAATTAGTAGAACAATTTGTAAATGATTATAATTATTATTATCAAAAATTACAAGAGGAAGAATAATGGAAGAAGAATATGATGATACTGCATCTTTAGAATTATTAGACTTTTTTGGATTAATAGAAGAGGAGGAATAATGGTAATTGACCAATTAAGAGGTGGCCCGGCTTTTGCTACAAGAGAGCAAAGACAGACAAAAGAAAGTTCTTTAAAAGAAATAATAAAAGAAAATAATGAAAATAAATTAGCTCTTGATAATAAAATGAAAAAAGTTACACAATTTAGTGGTAAAAGATTTCTTGGATTAACACCAGCAGGTAAACCTGTATGGGCAGCATTTAATATAGATAAAAATGAATTAAAACCAAACATAAAATTTAGTCATAAATTATCTGTATTAACTAAAGAAGGAGCTGCATTTGCTAATGATAGATACATGTTCAGAAGACATGAAAGCGTAAGTTCACACATGTTATCTCAAATGACAAGAAAATTAAGTAAGAAAAGAGGTGGAGAAGTTACATTAAAAACATTACATTGGTTGAAACGACTCCAGAACCTAGAAGAAATAGAATATTCTCAAGCATTTATTAAAGGAAAAACAACAAGTTACTTTTTTATGAATGTTATGGACGCTATATATATAGGTAATGAGGATATAAATAAACATATGATATTAGAATATTGGAAATTTCCCTCATTAAAGAACGAAAGTAACTATTTTCTAATAGAAGGAACTTGGAAATATCCAGACGACCTGAACAGTTAGGCATAAAGAGAAAGAATAGTCCTTAAAACAGCTCTAAACAGCTTACAGGGCTATTCTAGTATCTTCTACCCTTACGACCAGTCTTATATGCTTTCTTTTTACCTTTTTTAGTTATAGGCATTATGGTAACCTCCATTTACTATCAATATCTTTTTTATATTTTTTCCAATCATATCTTCTACTTGACTTATAATTAGCACCTTGAGTTTTAATATTTTTTAATGTTCTTCTTCTATTAGATTCAAATTGCAATTTATTTCTTCCACCTTCCCACATATTAAATTGCTGTAATCTGTCATTATAATCTCTTTTATACATTCCATAGGGATTAAATAAATCATCACCCATAAGTAATCCAGCTTCAGACCTCTTTAATCTTTTTTCAGCAGCGATAACTTTACCTTTAGCAAACTTAGCCATTTTATTATGTTGTTTTAATCTACTCTTTAACTCACGTTCAGGCATACCATGTGTGGTATAGTCATTATATTTTTCATATGGTGCAGGCATTAGTAACCTTTAGTACCATATTTGTTTTTACTTTTCTTAGTATGAAACTCTGTACCACCAGGGCCTAATGCACGCTTAGTACCTTTGTATATACCTTCAGCAGCTATCATACCAAGTCCAACTATGTTTCCAGCTTTAGCAATCTTTGCACCTCTAGCTAACTTACCAGTATGTGCAGCAGCTCTTTGAGCTGTAGTAGTTGACGTATGACGCTTCATAACTTCATAATGTGTTCTTCCTAATGAACCACCTTGTGGAGCTCCACCATAACCTGCTGGTCCAAATAATTCCCTACCTTTTGTAAATTTTGAATCGACTAAAAATACTCTTGCATTACCACTTACAACAGGACCTTTAACACCTTTTGCATATTTAGCTGGATTATAACCACTACCAGTACCTTTCCAGCCTGGCATTCCAGGACCAGCTGGTTTAGAACTCCAAGTATATCTTTGAGGTTTAAAACCACTAGGCACTACCCCTGGTTTACCTTTACTACGTCTTAATGCTTCTTCTGCTTTAACACGATTTTTAAAATTTTTTCTTAGGACCATTATTCCTACTTACTAATTTGTTTTTTAGCGTATGTCTTAACTACTGCTAATGCAGCACCACCACCAGCAAGAGCTGCTAACTGAATCACTTCAGCATCAACACCTACTAATGGGGCAACAGTTAAAGCACCGATAAAGGCTTCAATGAATGTCCAAGCTGTTCGCTCAATCATATCTTTTAAGTCTTCACTCATCTTATAACTCCATGCTTCGTTCCAAGGGGTCCACTTCACATCCGTCTTGAACGTCCCATCAGAGTTTCTTGCTCTTTTGAATTTTTCGAACATAGTAATATCTTAACATCATTTTAAATTTTTCAAAGCTTTCAAAAATTCATCCCAAAAACTACTCTTTGTTTTTGTTGATGGTATATTAATTCTTCCAGATTCTGTTGCATGTTTAGCTATATCTGCACCAGCTAATTCAGTTAATGCTGCAGGATTAGCTGTTTCTATACCTTGTTTATTAATAATAGTTAAAGGAGATTTTAACTTTACACCAGCACTACCAGAAAGAGATATCATATATTTCTTATATTGTTCTAATCCTATATTTTTTATAATATCATCTGTAGTATGTTTATGTAAGAGATGAGGATAAGGATAATCTTTTCCAATATCTTCAGCTATTTTTATTACTATCTCCCTCTCTCTTGCTGTTCTTATATCTGTCCATTCTTTTTGTTTAAATAAAGTACCAGTTTTTTCAGTACCTAAAACAGATTCAATTTCTGTTATTTTTCTTTCTGTAGTTTCTTTAGCAGTATATGGTGATAATCCAACACTCATTCTTAATTGAGCTATAAAGCCAGAAGGGGTTTTACTTTTTTTATCTACTTGTACTCTTTGCTTTTCACTTAAAAATAAACGTTCTAAATCTTTTTCTTTTGCAAACATTTTGAATAAATTAAAATCTTTTTGACCAATTTCTGCTTTTGTTACAGGAGAATCTGGGTCTATTCCTTTATCTTCTAACTCTGCTCTATATTCAGATTCTAGTTTTTCTAGACGCTCTAAGTCATCTTCAGGTATATCTCTACGATGTATTGTCTCTTTGCTCTTCCATTTCATTCTAAACCAAGTAGGTAAATTAGAATCCCATAATTTGTATCCCATTTTATATTCTTGTATAGATTTATAAACTTCAATCCTAGATAGTGATTTCTCATCAGATTCAATTTTTTCTTTATTAGATTCTAAATCCTTTCCAATTACACTTTTCTCAAAACCCAATCCAACTTCTCTCGCTGCGTAATTTTTAGTATCTGGAGCATCTGGTAACGTTTTATATTCTGGTTTCTTCTGATAATCTCCCATTACTTCATCTGTTATCCATTGAAATTTCTCTGCGTCTTTAATTGCCAATTCAAGGAATTGTTTTCTAGTAATACCTGTTCCTTCTAAATTCTTTAAAGCACCATAGCCTGTAAACATAGGTAAATCTAATACACGAACTCTATTCCAGTATTTACTCTTTAATCCTGCACCTCTCGAACTCCAATCATCTCTTGGCGTACCAATACCTGCTTCTTCTGGTGTCATTGCATCCATAATAATATCAGTTCTATCTGTTCGAAGTATGTTATCTAAGATACCTTCTCCTTCAATAAAATCTATTGCTTCTCTGCCTACATCTCCACCATGAAGTTTTAAATTAAATAATACACTTTCAAGTGCATCATACTTAATTTTACTTTTAGCAATATCTGGTTGAGTATCTATACTCTCTTTATATGAATAATCACCAAGCATAACAGTTGGGTCTAATCCTGAAGCTATAAGTTCTTCCCATCCAGGGAATCTTACTTTTATTTCATCTTTTATTTTATGCATTGGTACATAATCTTTAAAGTAATCTTCATCAAGTTTTACATCTATTATATCTATAAGAGGTTTGTCAGATTTTACTTTTGCATAAAATTTAGATGAATCAATCAATTCAGCTGCGAACGCTCTAATTTGTTCTTTTGTCCAATCATCAGGTTTACTAAGGTCGAGACCAAATTTTTCTGCCGATTTTTCAGCTTGTTTTCTAATTTTTTTATCTGGTATATTTTGTATTGCTTGCCACGGTTCAATTATTCCTAATGCTTTTATCTCCGATTTAGTAAAATCCATATAACTAGAAACAAGACTCGGGTCCCGTCTCTCTAGTCTTAGTAATTGTGTTTTAGTTAGAGCAATAATATCACCTTTTTTAGTTTTTGTTAAATATAGTTCTTGTCTTTTAGGGAACATAAGATATTGAGTAAGACTACCTCTACGGTGTATTTCCTTTTCTATATCACCCATAGTTCGTCTATCTGCTTGTGTTCCTATAATATATCCATCATATATGGATATACCCAAATTTTGTTTTCTAGCACTTCTTTTTGTAGCTTCCATTTCATGAGTTTCTTTATCAAGACGTCCATATTTATCTTCCCTATCATATCTCTCTTGTCTTTGTTGAAAAAAATCTTCAACTACAGCTATGTTTGTAGCTGTATTTAAGCCTTTACTCTCCTGAGCTGCTTGTATTCTTACATCGTCAGGAGTCTGACTTTTATCAGTAGGTGCAGCTTGTAAGTTAGCTACTTTAATTTCAATAGTTGTCTCGGGACTTATTTCCTTAATATTATTCCAAAATGCATTTATATCTAAATTACCATCTTTAGTATGAATTAGTTTTATTCTATTAAAATCTTCCATTGAAAATATTTTTTTATCTAATGAATAAGATTCACTATTTATTTTTTTATCTATTTCTATTTTTTGTTCACTTATTATTTTAGAATGTTCTTTTAGTTTTTTTAAAATCTCATTATTAATAACATATTTATTTTCATATTTTTTAGGATTTTTCATATATTCTTCTATCATTGCAATCCATGCTTGTAGTGTGAAATCAGAATCTCTTGGAAGAATTATCTTGTCTCGTAGAAAAAATTCTGTTAATATTTCTTTATTAATATTTTTGTTACCTTCTCTAAGAACAGATTCTATTTCGCCTAATTGTTTTTCTGTTTTTTCTATACCAAGTTCAGCTTGTTTTTCTTGAGATAGAGTTGTTGAGGTTTTTTTATATTTATTTAAGTCTCTAAGAATTGCTTTTAACTCTTCAGATGTTTCATAAACAGATTGTAATGTAGTTGTTTCTTCTGGTTTAAATGTTGTTATTGTATTTCCACCTGAACCAGCACCGGTTATTGTTATATCATCTAAAGAAGGTAGGACAGTTCTAGCGTCATCTCCTTTAACTATATATTGTTCTCTTAAAAATTTAACTCCAGCATCTTCATCAGCTATATGTTTATCTTCTGGTGATTTTATAGTAAGTTTTTCTGGTGTATCTGATGGAGTTTCAGATGAATGTACTATGTCTCTTTCTCTAGCTTTATCACCTTCACTAGGTGTAATAGATGTATCTTCTGATATATTTCTACCCCTAGAAAAAGGAACTAATTTAGGCATTAGCTAAACCATTTACCGTCATTATCAATTTTACTTGTTAATACTTGTATTTCTCCACTTATTTCTTCTAGCTTTTCCATTACTTCTGTGTCATTACTATTAACAGCTTTTATGTCATCAATATTGACAGTACCATCGTGGTCTATATATGTCACATATACGTCACCTTGTTGTATAGCAGCAGCTACATAAGGATAAACCTTCTTATATGCATTAACACTAGAGCCTACGAAACCGTCTTTTTGTACTAAGTTACTTGTTTGAGAGTCTCCTAATAACAAACAACCAGCAGTATTTTCGTCAGTATTACCCGTATGCCATAAGATAAATTCAAATCCTGGTACATCATTAACATGTATCATACCCTTATGCATATCACCATACTTAGCTTGATACCTAGTATGAAATCCACCTTCTTTTCTTAGTGAAAGTTTATATTCACCAGCAGGTATTCTGGTTTCTCCCCAGACTTTTACATCACGCTGTTCATCTTCAAGTGTATAGCAAAGGAATTTCCTTTTACCATTAACTACATCAAATAAAATTCCAGACGTAGAATCATCTTGTGAACTTATTCTTAATACTTCTAATTTCATTATCTACTCCCATACTTACAATTACAAATAGTTATATTAGTATAACCATTATCATGTTTAAATGTTCGACACTCATTATCTACTACTTTGTTTGACATTATTTTTATCCTTCCTAAATCCTATAGTTAATAACCATAAGACTAATGTAATTAAAGTCGCAAGACCTGTAACCTGTTGAGCAGAACCAGTAAGAGTAAGCGTAGCAATAACTAAACCTACTAAAGTCCAACTAAGATTTAAAGTTTCTTTAATTATCTCAATAAACCAATTCCAAATTTTTTTGAACATTATGATTTCCTCATTATAAATGCTGCCATACTAGCTATTCTAGTCAAAATTACTGGGACTACAACTTCTTGAGCTTTTTCCTTCTGGTCATTAGTTATGTCAGAACCTATGTCACTTATATTTATATCTTGTATATTTATATCAGTTAAAACTTCTATAGGATTTTCTATAAACTCTTCAAATTGTACCTCAGTAACAACATCAGCAAGGGTATAGTTCTCTACATCCTTATTCTCTACAGCTCTCTCAACATATTCTTCAACAGCAGTAGCAACTGATTCATCTTCTTTAACAGCTTCAGCAATAATTTCAACATCCTCTGCTTCTACCTGTAATACTTCAGCAACAACTTCAACTTGTTCTTCAGTAAGTTCTTCTATCTCTTCAATAGCTTCTTGAACTACAGCCTGAACTACTTCTTGTACTTCCTCTGTTGCTTCAGATAGATTCTGTACACCAATATCATTAACTTCTTCTAAAACTTCAACGACTTCTTCAGTAGTAACTTCTTCTATGACTATATCTTCAATGACTTCTTCTACTTCAGCAACTTCTTCTTCAATTACTTCTTCAGATAATACTTCTTCTTCATCATCTTTTGTATCGAATATATCAAGTATTTCGAGTACAGTTTCTTCAATAGATTCTTCATCTTCCAATATCTCAACATCGTCTTCAAATATCTCTTCCTCAATATCAATCTCGTCTTCGATGAGTTCATCTTGTACCTCCTTTAAATCTTCTAATACATCCTCTGGGTCAGGAGGGAATATATCATTAGCTATTAATACGTCTATTAAGTCTATATCTTCTTCAATTATAATTTCTATTTCTTCAAATTCTTCTAACTCTTCAATGTATTCTTCTACCTCAAGAATTACTTCAACAAACTCTTCTAGTTCTTCCTCAGATAATTCTTCAATGAACTCAATTTCTTCTTCCAAGAGTTCAAGCTCCTTAGCAGCAGCTTCCATTTCCTCTTCAAGGGCAAGTATCTCTTCTTCTGTGAGCTCTTCAATAAGGATATCTTCATCTTCAGTTTCCATATCTTCGATTTCAAGAACATCTCCATCTTCCACTTCAAGTACAATAATGATGTCATCAGGATCT